GCGCAGCGTTTTAATGTCAAATTTTTTTTTTAGTTTTAAAATATCACACGCTTTTTTATAATCCATGTGCCTCTTTACATAAAATTAATACAAATTTCTCTAAATGGTAAATTGGTCTATAGTTATTATTATAAAATTTATAGAATTTATTCATTTCAATTAATAAATTTACTACTTTTTCATCTGGTATATCATATAATAAAACCATTTCTTTAAAAATTGTCCAAATACATTGATTTAAATCTAAGTGATATATAAAAATATCGTATATTTTTTCTCTTAATTCTAAAAAATTTAAATTTTTATAGTCTTTTAATATATCTAAAATATTATTACAAATATTTTTTTCGGGACAAGATAATTGTGTTTCTTGTAAAGATAAATCTTTTATGTTATTAATTTTATTTAGTTTTATATTTTTATCTAGTTTATATTTAACAACCATAGAATATTGTTTTTTTGTAGGCCTTTTAACGGGTATAATACTACACCTATTTAATATATTATCTGGTATAAATCCAACTTGTTCTGTTATTAAAATATAATTTAAAGATATATTTTGGTGATTAAGATTTTGCATATAACTATAAAAAATATCAAGTAGTTCGCTGTGTATAGTGTGAAAATTTTTACATAAAATAAACGTTGTGGTATAATTTTGCGTCGAAACTATATCTATTATTCTGCTATATATGTCATTCCATAAAAGCTTTGCGTGACACCCTAATAATCCTATATCTATTTCAAAATGACAATCGCTAATTTTAAAAATATATTCTAATTTTTTATTAAAATCGAAATGTATTTTTCTTTCATATTTTAAATTTGTTGGGCTAAATTTTTTTATCATATTTAACGCTTGTGTATATTTTCCGGTTCCAGCTGGTCCATAAAAAATCATATTATTAATATTTTTTGTTGTGATATTTTTAATAGTTGGGACCAGCTCTTTGTGTAAATTATTATTTTCACACTGTTTTATATAATCTATAAAATTAGTTTCTAAAAACTTCATTATATTATTATTATTAAATTTCTTTATTACTTAAAAATATATTTAATTTTTTTATAAATGGAAACACATGGAGAAGACATTAAAACTAGTTTAATTTCAATAAAAAATCGTTTAACGTCTATCGAAATTTCACACCCAAATTTATATAAATTATGGAAAAATTATATAAATATTAAAATAAAGCATTATGATAATATAGTTAAAGATTGTAATATTTTTTTAGATAATATTGTTACAAAAGAAGATTTTACACCAGAAATGATAGCTTTATTAATGGTATTAAAAAATGAACTCACTTAAAACGATTGTTATATTATAATATAATGTTACTATCTTTAACACCACATCAATTTAGTATGAATAATATTATTATTTCAGATAAAACAAAAAATAATATATTAGAAAATGGTGATTTTTATCGAATATATTATTCTGATAATAATGCTTCATTTAACGGTATTTATTTACAATTTAAATTAAAAAAAGTAATTATCGAACCTTATTTTAATAAAATAAAATGTTCGTTTTTATCATCAAAAAACGAAATCATAATGAAATATTTAAAAGATATTGAAAAAAATATACTTGGGGTATTAGATATTAAAGCAAAAAAAATTTATAGAATAGAAGAACAATTAAATAATTCCTTTATTAAAATTTTCTCAGAAACAGATAAAACAAAAAAAAAATTAGAAGAAATCAATATTCTTTTAAAAATATCTGGAATATGGCATAATAAAGATGAAATGGGTATTACTTTTCGATTTTTTTTTACCCATCAGTTAGAAATGACGTAATAATAACATATAATTCAATAGATATAGCTCCCGTTATAATGCTAGCCAACACCAAACCCGATATGTAAAGCCATTTTTTTTCGTGTGGTTTATTTGTTGTAAACATTTTAATTTCATTTGAATAAAAATTTATTAATATGGCCGCTTGAATTAAAATACTTATAAAAGCTGCTGTGTTAATGCTGTAAAATACAGAGGGTAAGTTAGATGTATTTCCTTCAATTATAGATCCTTTTGTATAAAAAATAAATATTAAGGCAAATAACGGTATTAATAAAAATAAGCCAGGAATTAGTAACGGCCCTATAGTCTTAATAATATCAATAATACCAGCATCACTAGATATGTTCATGGAAACCATGAGAGAAACCATGTACATTGTTATAAAAACACCCACAGTCATATATGTATATGAAGCCAATATACCCCCTTTGGCACCAGCTAAACTAGTTATAATAAATATGATAACCCCTATAAAAAAAAAAATCTTAGAGAATGTTAACCATTTGGAAATAGTTAACCACTCCATTGCTGAATTTAAATTAATATTTTTTTTATTTAAATCTTGCATTATAATATATATAGTAAAGAATAAATTACTAAATATAATAAAAAAAAAATATTTTGCTATTATAATAATTATTTTGTGGTAATTATTATATATTATATTCATCGCGTATCCATGTCAGTATTGCGGCGTTAGATAATGATTTCCATTGTAATTTTTTTAATTTTAAAAATCTAGGTTTTTTCATTTTTTCTGTTTTATAAAATATATAGGGTCCGTATTTACCTTTTCTAATTGATATATCACCCGTAACCAATTTTAAAATATTTGGATTATTGGTTTTATTTCCAGATAATATATCAATTACATCTTCTAATTTTAAAGTTTCTTTATTTTTTTTTAAGAAACCAATAGAGTAATTTTTTTCATTCCAGGTAATAAATAATCCAAATTTGCCGTTTTTTAAAACAACATCTTTGTCTTTAAATGAACCTAAAATTGTACCGGAAAAGGTTTTTTGAGTTTCAATGACATCATTTAATTGTAGTTTATTTTTCTTAATATCATCTAAAGAAATATTTTTTTTTATTTTTTTCCATGTGATATTACCTTCGATATCACATTTTACAACAGGACCATATTTGGCGACAACATACACATGATTTTCATCAAATCGATATAATTCTCTATTGTTTGGTTCAATGGCTTTGGATGATTTTGATATTTCATCATAACACTCTTTACACAGTTCTTTTCTTTTTTTTTTCCCTTTTGAAATACAGTCCAACGAATCTTCCATTGTTTTTGTAAAATCATAGGCGAATAACGACTTAAAATGTTTTATTAAGAATTCTACTACGATAATACCTATAGGTTGTATAATTAATTTGTTTTTCTCATTTCCAAATGTGCGACTAATTTCAATTTCGTCTAAATTGTTACCAATTAACTGATAATCGACACATGTGTGTGTTTTACCTTCTATATTATCTTTTTTAACATAATTTCTATCTTGAATTTTCGAAATAATATTTGAAAATGTTGAGGGTCTACCAATGCCTAATTTTTCCAACTGTTGAACTAATCTGGCTTCTGTGTAGTGGGTTTTTAAATCTTTTAGTGCTTGCTTTGAATAAATTTTATTATATTTGACAGTTTTTTTATTTAGTTTGGAGAGAAATTCATAAATTAAATTGTCTTTTTCATACCCTCCAACAATTTTCCATCCCGGAAATTTAATTTTTTCGGAAATATTTTTATAATTATATTTATCTGGTGCTGTAATAACAGCTGTTATACTATAATACTCGGCTTCACTCATACAACTTTCAAGTGTGTTTTTTCGTATCAGATTATATAGTTTTTTACCCCGCGAATCAATAGTATCAGGCAATTCATCTAAATAAATTTTGGTTGGTCTAATTGCCTCATGAGCTTCCTGAGCCATATCTTTTTTTTCTGCTGATTTGCTGTTAGTTTTTCCTTTTTTAGTTTTTTTGGGCTTTGCGTTTGCTGCGTTTGTTCCAAGGTTATTTTTTTCTTCTGATGACTGTCGGGTTGATAACAAATCAACATTTTTATTAATATATTCTTTTCCATATTTTTCTTTTATAAATTTTTTAGATTCTTGTATAAAATCCTTACTATACGTTTTACTGTCTGTTCTCATATAAGTAATAAAACCATTTTCATATAAGGTTTGTGCTATTCTCATAGTCATTTTGGGAGAGAAATGGCATTCATTACTCGATTTTTGCTGTAAAGCACTTGTCGTGAACGGCAATGGTGGTTTTTTTTTTACTATTTTTGACTTTGATACTGAATATTTGTGATCAAATTCAATACTATTTTCTAAAAAATCACCCACATCGTCATCATTTTCAAAATGTTTATTTAATTTAAATTCCACATTTTTTTCGGTAAAATGTCCCACCGTGTCGTATGCCTTTCTACCAGGACTATCGTCTATTTCTTTTTGATTTTCATATACGATCCTAAGAGCTGGTGTTTGGCACCTTCCGGCTGATAATCCGGTTTTAGTATTGCGACTAATATTTTTCCATAATATTGGGGAAACCATGAAGCCTACTAAAATATCCAGAATTTGACGTGATTGCTGAGCATACACCATGTCCATATCCACGATCGTTGGATTATTTACCGCTTTAACAATCGCATTTTTGGTAATTTCGTGAAATATAATTCTTTTTGTTGTTTTAACGGGAAGCTTAAAAACCTGACATAAATGCCATGCGATTGCTTCTCCTTCTCGGTCGTCATCTGTAGCGAGTATTACTTCTTTTGCGTTTTTAATTAAAGATCTTAAGTTTGAAACGTATTTTGTTTTTTCCTTCAATAGTTTAAATGAAGGAGTAAAATCATTTGAAATATCGATAGCCTTTAATCCACCATTTAAATCTCTTATATGTCCGAAACTGGCGGCGCATTTGTAATTATTTCCTAGATATGATTCTATTTTTTTACATTTAGCCGGCGATTCGACAATTAAAAGAGTTGTCATGTACTATAATATTAATAAATTTAATTATTTATATGATTTCAATTTATACAATATCTCAAAAATTACTTAAAAAAAATTTATTGGTATTAAACTATAAATGTCTTTAACAGCGGAAAATCAAATAAATTCTTTTGATGATAATATTGAAAAATATAATATTGTAAAAGAAACACTATTTAATAATCTCATACAACAAACAAAAATTATTATATTGTATGGAAGAGGTTGTAACGGAAAAACATACCTAACAAATGAATGTATAGACTTGTTAAGATCCAATGATTACTTTGTAGACCAAGAAATTTTTATTGGTGAAAGAGGGTATAAAAGATTAAACGCAAATAATTTCGAACGAAGGCTCCAAAATCTACCAAAAGAGAAGGCGTTGTTACATTTTCCTTTTGATCCTTTTATCGAATGGAATATTGCGAAACCTGATAATGTATGTGTAATTAGCATGGACCACATTTCGTTTAAACGGTAGTTATGTAAAATGACATTTAATAAATAATTTAAAAATTATTTATTAAATTTTTATTTCATGAATATATTTATTCGTTTTGCGCATCATTTGCTTTAACTTGTTCTTCTGAATACTCTAAATACGCTTTAGTGTTGGTTGTTAATAACCAAGTTTTAATAACAGCATCTACAGTGAACAATGCTGAAAATCCAGTAAACACACCATTCATTACGCCAATCGGATGGGTTCCATATACATCAGTCCTATAATATGCTAGCATTTGCCAAAAGAAATATTGGTACATTGGACCAATTACTAAAAACATTGTAGATGGGAGTTTATTTCCGTAGATGGCGTTTATGCCGCTAAACGCGGGAAATAATGTGCTTATAGCAGACATAATTAAAAGGAAATCTCTGGAATTTCCTGTCGTGGTGTCAACGGAAAGTGATGTAATCGAAGCAATATAAAGTAATGTCCAAAATGTGTAAAGTCCTGGTTGTCCTAACACATTATCTTCTGGATAGTGAAGTTTGCGAATAATATCTTTTGTATGAGCCATTTTATATTTAAAATCAATATTTTTTTAAATTGTTTAATAATATTAATTTTGAATAAATAATTCGAAAAATTTTTCACATAAAGATTTACTGATATCCGGCTCTGGTATAACTATATCATTTTGTCCACGCATGACCATATTTCCTAATGATCACACAATTGTTGTAATAATATACCAAGAACTTTGTATGGGGGTGAGTTTTAAATTATCAAATTACTTTGGTAAGAATATATTTTTTTGCTCAACATATCATTTAATAATATTAATTCTTCTTGCTGACTTCTTATTATTCGGTTAGCTAGGTAGATCATAAAATCATTTTTCGTGTTTTTTAATAACACTTTACTCATATCTACTGCTACTTGGTGATGAGGTATCATATGTTTAATATACATCTCATCATCTAACTTCATGTGTTTAATGTGCTCCATATGTTTTTTTGGTTTGAAAAAATTCGGGTCACAATATGTTTTTGTTAGCCCTATCTTATTCGGTTTTGACAGTTAGTCTGTGGTTATTGTATAATTTCTATCCATATTTATTTCACTTGTACTCATGTCATTTTCCGGTAAACCTTTTGTCATGTCCCCCATTAATTGTATTTCATAATTTTGAACCCATATTATCTTTCTTAGTATTTCATGCATTCCTGGATTTTTTGTGGTTTTTTGTAGTAAAATACTTATATCTACGGCTACTTGGTGATGCGGTATCATATGTTCTAAATATTCATTATCAGTTAAGTAACCTCTACATATACCACTCTTTGTTTTTTCCTTTGTTTTTTCCTTTGCCATTGCTAAAAACACAGTAATGACAAATAGACAAATTAAACCGATAATGATTATTTTTCTCATATGATATAATCGTAAAAATTTAGTAATTAATATTATCTACAATATATTTTACAAACATTATTAATTTACCAGTTTAATAACGTAGCAAAATATATAATGTAAAAAAAAAGAAATGGTATTCGAATCAACTGGCTTTTATATTTATTGTGTGGTTGGAAGTTTATTTCCATAGTTCGCGTTTTATACCACTGAACGCGGGGAATAAGTGTGCTTATAGCAGACATTATTACACCTTTGAACATTTAAAACGCCCGACCTAATCCAGATATTTTTCAGGTTTCCTTTTTCTCATTGCTGGTCGTTTTACATATTTTTCATTTCTATCATACGCTCTTTTATTAGATTTTTATAAATATGTATTGGTATTTCTAATACATCTTTTACATTATTAACTAATTCATTATATGTTAATCATTTTTTCTTTTGTAATTGTGATTTCAATACATTAAAGTATCCATCTATCGCATTTGTATAATGTTGATATGGGACAGCATATAATAAATTATTATCCTTCTTAATTACATCCTTTACAAGTTGATTTATATGACTACTCGCATTATCTAAAATAATTAATTTATTTTTATATTTTCCATTTATAAACTTGTTAATAAAATCCACCATTCTATTACTGTCAATACCTCCCTTTTTATATATATATCATATCCTTTTGAAGAAATCGCAAATATACCAGTATATTTTTTGAATACTTCTTGACTTTCGGTTTCCACTACATGTCGTAATCGCGTTTGTTTTAGTGTGATATTTATATCTCTTACAACTCTACCTAATGAACTCTTGATAGCGTTAGGTTTGGATATTTAGTTTTTAATTTGACTAACACAATTCATCTATAGTTATAGTTTGTTTGAGTTGTTGCTTTATGAATGAGAAATGACTATTGGTAATTTTATATGATGTATAATCTCTTTTCTTTCGTGTAATAATATTATTAGATTTGTATTTATATACTCATTAAACTTCTTGGAGAACAACCGAATATTTTACAGGTTTGCACTTGATTTTTAGAATGGGATAAATAGTATTTAACTGCTGATAATTTATAAAAAAATTGATTCATATTAAATACTTATCTTATTACTTAAAGAAATCAGTATGTCTTCTGACCCTAAAACATCAGAAATTAAAAAAATCTGCAAATCACTAGTAGGTTGTAAAATAAAAATTAGTTTTAAAATAACTTTACTAAATGGTACAAATCATTCAGGAGAAATAGATAATTGTAATATAATCGGAAATTGTATGGAAGATATTCTCTATCCATTTATATCAGAACGAATTCCTACATTTGAAAAAGGGCCACCAGGACAAAAACCAGATTTTATAAATTTAGAGTCTGAAACCATATCTTATGACTATGAATTGAAATGTTTTAATAAAGAAAGAAGTCCTGGTTTTGATATAGGGAGTATTACAGGGTTTTTGGGAGATATTTCCAAGCCGAACGGGGTTCAAAAAAAACTTTCTGTAAAGTATTTGATTTTCGAATATGATATTGACAAAGAAAAGAAAGGATTTACAATTTCTGATTTCTGGATGTTGTCGGTATACAATATTTGTTGTGGTTATGGCGGTGAAAAACCTATTAATATCGGAGGTCAAAAGGGGGTGAATATCAGACCAGCAACAAAAAATCAATGGACAGATGAAAAAAGCAAAGAAAAACGAAATCCTACCAACTTTTTAGATAGAATTGAAAAATTAATACAAAGTAAATGGTATAAAGTTCATGATTCAGAAAAACAACTAAAGTTAGAATCCATTCAAACACAACGCAATGATATTGGATTTTAACTTAATAAAATCTCAAATATTTCTTTAATTACAGGTGGAGTTGCCATATTTCCAAATAAATCTCCATAATTAACATGATTAGGAACGACAAATGAATCAGGAAATCCACAAATTTTTTTCATTTCGGTTGATGAAAGGTTTCTTATAGTATTGTCATCTATAATTACAGCTAATTTATGTGAATCTGTTGCAGTTAATGTAGGTGATATATCATTTGGGTCTAATATTTTACTGATAGGGAAACTTAATTTACCCTTACATATATTATATCCTTCAGATGCATCTTCTTTATATTTTCTTTTTCCATCTACCAAATCTTTTGGTTTTTCAAGTCTTAGATATTTTTTACTAACTAAATTAGCTAACATATTTTTCAAATTATCATTTTCATAAAATGTTTTAATTTCATCATAAGTAAGAGGCATTCCATCCATCCATACTATATTTTTATTTTTTGCCCAATGTTTTTTCCTTCTATTCAGCATTATTTGTTTCATGAGTTTTTTTTCTTCTGTGCTTATAATTCCATTATGACCAATATCCCAAGAGTGAATATTATTTTTACCCCCACGCTTGTCTCCAATTTTACATCCAAATACTGGAGATTCTTTATGAAGTTGTAATATTTTTTTACAAAATGTTGGATTAATTTTGGTCTCTTTATTCGTATAATCAATTATACTATTTAGATTAACTTTCGGTTTGTATTTTATATCCTCAAAATTAAATGTGTTATCTTTAGTACAAACAATATAAACTCTTACACGTGATTGAGCGCACCCAAAATTAAATGAGTTTAATTTTTCATAATTAACAATATATCCAATATCCTCAAATAACTTTTTTATTTTTTTTATACAATTTCCCTTTTCAAGCGTCATTAAGTTATATACATTTTCTAATACTACAAAACTAGGTTTATGATATTTACATATGTCAATAATTTTGAATATCATACCTCCTCTTTTATCTGAAAACCCTTTTTTCTGACCAGCTGAACTAAAAGGTTGACAAGGAAATCCAGCACATAATAAATCAAATGGTTCTATATCTTCGTTCTTTAATGTATATATATCAGTTATTATATTATTTTCATTAAAGTTTAAATTATATGTGTCGATGGCATCTTGTTTAATATCAGCAGATAAAACACATTTTGAGTTTATATTATCCATACTCTCTAACGCAGTTCTAAATCCACCAATTCCTGAACATAAATCAATATATTTAACTTCTTTTGGTTGTTGATGTTCCATTGTGTCTGTATTTACAGTTACTTTTTCATTTTCAACAATCAATTTTTTATTATTTAATTCTTTTAATTCTTTTAATTTTTCTTCAATTGCCTTATCTACAAGTGCCTTAATTTTATCACTATTATTTTCACAAGGAGTTTTTCGTCTATTATGAGAATCATAGTGAGATTTTTGAGAGAATTCCTTTCCACACCGTTCGCATGAATATTTAACCATTTTCGTTATATATTGTTAATATATTTTATTTTTAAATCAATTTTATAAATTAACTGAAATTAACAAATTCTGTTAATTCCCTAAATATTAGAAAGTCGGCATTTTAAATGTTCAAAGGTGTAAAAGAAAATCTCTTGAATTTCCGGTTTGTGTTATCAATAGATAATAGCGCGATTGATGTGATATATAACAGTGTCCAAAAAGCGTAGAGTCCAGGTTGTCCTGGTATATTTATCTTCTGGATAGTGAAGTTTGTGATCAATATATTTCGTGCGAGGCATTTTATATTTATAATTAATATTTTTAAATCATTAAATAACATTAATTTTGAACGAATAAATCGAAAAATTTTTCACAAAGGGATTTATTTGGCTCTGGCTCTGGCTCTGGTTCTGGCTCTGGCTCTGGCTCTGGTTCTGGCTCTGGCTCTGGTTCTGGCTCTGGCTCTGGCTCTGGTTCTGGCTCTGGCTCTGGCTCTGGC